TGCCGACAGATCCTTGTCGATGATTGGCACCCGCTTGCGGTTGTTGGCCTTCACGATGTACTTGTTTTCGTACTCAGCGCGGTCAGTCTCGTCGCCGTCTTGCAGCGACAGGAACAGTTTCTTTGGTTGCTTCTCTCCCCACTTTTCCTTCGCCAGCTCGCTGACAATCTTCCGCAGGTTCTTAATCTGCTCGGCGTCGGCATCCTTGTCGAGAATGAACGTACCGCTGTACTTCAAATTGTCGGAGCCTTCAAACGCCGATGGCGTGAAGAGGCTTGGGAAACTCAAACGTGCGTTTTCTATCTTTACCGTAGACATAGTTTTTTCCTTAGTCGTCTATTGCGTCGAAGCCATCCGTTGCTTCCAGTGCTGGTCTCCGATCGGATACCGGCACCAAAGTCGGCCTGCCTTCTGGTTTGACGATGAGCGCGTTAACGTCATCGCATTCTTTCCCCAGCATGGCGATCGCCCTGCTCGGAGAAATTGGTTTCCGGCTCATCACCGGCTCGTTAGTCAGCAGAGTCATGGCGCGAATAGCTGCCTCATCGTCTGACCACTTTCTGTTCGTGCGGCTGGTCACGAGCTTGTAACCCTCGACGGGCACTCCTGACAGCGCCAGCTTCTCTGCGTGTGATGCGACTGCATCGCACCAGCTCTTGATCGTTGCGAGGTGCGGCAGCAGGCCTGCTATCTCCTCGTTGCTCAAAACTTGTGGGTCTCTCACTCAAAATCCTCCCCGATCTTGTCGAAAATATGCTGTGACAAAGCGCGACATGTCGGCGCGGCCTTGCAATACCGGCACTGCGACTCGCCGGGATTGAACGGTGGCTTCTTACTTAGCGCAGCCTCGGCTGCTGGTGCCAGCACCTCAGCGCCCCACTTCAGAAGCTCTCTATGTCGCATGGTGTGGGTGTCGATGTGCCCCAGCCGGGGCTGGACAATGGTCATATGTATGGTGTCTAGCTGGGCATCGAAGCCGTGCTTGTCGAAGACGCCGAGGGCGTAGCACTTGAGCTGGTCGCAGTCGGCATCGACTTGATTGCGTCCGAACTTGGCGTCCACCACCCAAGCCTCGCCTTCCTTGATCGACAAAAAGTCTGCGGTGCCGAAGCCGCCCTCTGCCCACATGGAGTAATCCAAGCGTTGCTCAATGTGTGTCCGCGTTTGCGGTAGTGAGCGACAATGATTCACATACACCCTCGCCATGTTCGCTTGCTCTAAGTTGATGACATAGCCGTTGAAGGTCTCGCCCATCAGCTCGTGCGGCTCCAGCCCTTTGTGCAGGCAGGTCTCTGACAGTTCGTGTAAGGCCGTGCCTTCTTCAGCGGCTGGGCTGCTTTCATCTGGCAGACCTTCCTGCGCCTTCACGCTGGCCGGGCAGGCGATCCATCGGTGTGCAGAGCTGGCACTGAGCTTCGCGTGCGCTGGCCCTAGATCAATCTCGTACTGCTTCAACTCAACCTCCCTAGTGATGTACAACCTACTGTTGTAAGATGAACTCGACAACGATCAATTGCAAATTATGTTGACGAAGATAAATAGCGTCCGCTATCTTGTCAAACACTTTAACAAGGAAGCCGACACAAAATGAAAAGCAAGGACGCAGCGCGAGTCAATTCCGCGCTTAATGAAACCAAGAAGGCGTTGTCGCTTAAGAGCGACAGACAGCTTGCCATCAAGCTAGACGTTAGCCGTCAGGCCGTGGGCCTGTGGCGCATGCGCGGCGAGATGCCTCCAGCCAGAGCCTTGCAGCTTGAGTGGCTGACAGACAAAAAAGTTACATGGATGCAGATGTGCCCAAACTTAGTCCGAGAGTTTGCGGAGATCGAGGCACGATGAAATTTCAAGCATGGCGAGCATTGTGGCTCGTGGCGAAGGTTCTTAAGGACATCTTCTACTGGGTCGCGGACAGGCTGGACGATCTGGAGAACTGGGCCGACAAGAACTGCGCCAATCACGTTTAGGAGAGAGGGATGATCAATCAATACGGGCATCGCTTAGTTGAGCGAGGCTACAACATCGTCCCGTTGTTGGCGGGAAAGAAGAGGCCACCGGGCAAGGACTGGCAGAAGATTGTCAGCACCCCTGAGATGGTTGCCGGGTGGATAGAGCAGAACGCGGAGTTTGGTATCGGTGTCCTTTGCGCCACTACCTGCGCCGTGGACATGGACTGCCGGGACAAGGCGCTGAACAACAAGATGCTGCACTGGCTTAAGGATAATGTTGGGCTGGCAGCGATACGCATCGGTGAGAACCCCAAGTGCGTCGTGCCGTTCCGCAATGAAGAAGGCTTCAAGAAGATGCGCTCGACGGAGTTTGAGGACTCTGAGGGTGTGCGTCACGCGGTAGAGATACTTGGCAAGGGCCAGCAGTTTGTGGCCTACGGGATACACCCCAAGACCATCAAGCCCTACGAGTGGGTGTCTGGCCCGACGCTGGCCGACGTGTTCCACGACGATCTGCCGGAGCTGACGAGTGAGCAGGCAAGCAGATTCATCGAGTTCTTTGAGGCGCAGGCAGCGGAGCTTGGCTGGGTCGAAGTGAAGCCGGGCAGCAGGCAGCAGGCCGAGGAGCAGGATCACCTGATGAACCTCAAGGCGTCGCTGGACATGACCGCCGAGGAGATCAACGAGATCCTAGAAGTTCTCGACCCCGACGATCACCACGACAACTGGGTGCGCGTCGGTATGGCGCTGCATCATCAGTTTGGTGGCGACACTGACGGTCTATATCTGTGGGATGCGTGGTCGTCGCAGGGCAGCAAGTACCGGGACGGCGAGTGCGCCAAGCGGTGGGAATCATTCGGAGACTACTCGGGCAGTCAGGTCACTATGGCCTCGCTGAAGTTCGAGGCAAAAAAGTCAGACAGCGTCGAGGTGGTTGAGGAAGAGCTGCCCTCGATGCTGCGTAACTGGGCGTTTGTCCAAGTCGAAGGCTCTGCCCGTGTGCTGCGCGAGGAGCTGGACAGCGACCAAGTGATGCTCTTTAAGACCGAGGATCTAAAGAAGGAGTTCGCCAACCGGGAGGTGCTGGACGAGTCTGGCCGTAACCCGCGCATGGTTAACCTTGTCGATCTATGGCTCAAGCACGAAGACCGCCGGACTTACCCGGCAGGTATCTGCTTCGCGCCAGACAACGAGGTGCTGCTCAAGTACAACCTGTGGCGAGGCTGGAGCTACCGCCCGGTAGAGGGCGAGATGAAGCCCTTCCTAGACTTTGTCACGCAGGTAATAGCCAGCGGGGTCGAGGAACACGCGCACTATATTTTGGGGTGGGTGGCGCAGATGATCCAGAAGCCGCAGGCCAAGGTAGGTGTGGGTCTGGTGCTTCGAGGCTCCAAGGGTTCAGGCAAGACGTTCTTCGGTGAGCTGATCGGTGGACTGTTCAAGCAGCACCACCGCATCGTGAGCAAGGCCGAGCATGTTACCGGGAAGTTTAACCGGCACCTTGAGGACACCCTGCTGCTGCAATGCGACGAGGCTTACTGGGCACGCAACAAGGCAGCCGAGGGTGCGCTCAAGGATCTGCTGACCAACAGCCGCATCACTGTAGAGCGAAAGGGCATGGACTCCTACTCGTCTGCAAACTACACGCGCATCCTGTTCAGCTCGAACGAGCAGTGGGTGGTGCCAGCATCTCTGGACGAGCGCCGGTTCGCTATTTTCGACGTGGCAAACGTGAAGCAACAGGACGCCAAGTATTTTGGCGCACTGCGAAACTGGTACAACCGCGGCGGTGCCGAGCACATGCTTCACTTCTTCAAACACTTCGACCTAAACACCGTCGATGTTAGATCGGCACCCAAGACCGCCGCGCTCGATGAGCAGAAGCTCTACTCTCTTGACTCGGTCGATCAGTGGCTGATGGACTCGATCAACGCCGGGGAGTTCAGGGAGCAGAGGCTTAACGGTGAGGTGCTGGATTTCGGCAAGGACGAGCCGAAGAACGCGCTGTACCAGTGCTACGTCACTAGCGTGAAGGGCAGGTTCGAGCACTCGAAGAAGGAGTCGATGTTTTGGAAGCAGCTCCACAGCATGCCGGGGCTGATCGCTGGCGAGACCCGGAGGCGTGTCGGCAACAGGCAGGTGCGGTTCGTGCAGTTCGTGATCCCGCGGCTGGCGCTGAAGGCCTTCAACTTGTTCCATAACATTGAGGAGAACGTGTTCGAGGCCGAGGCCGTCGAGGAGCTTGATCCCTTGGACCCCGATAACTGGGAGGATGAGGCGCCGTTTTAGGCGTATAATTTTACTCCATGAATACAAAAAAATGCGTCGTCTGCGGGGAGGAAAAAGGCAGCGCGAGATTCTACAAGAGGCCAGATGGTTCTATCGAGAATACATGCCGTCCTTGCAGGACTCGCGCCGAGTTCAAGACACAAAACAACAGCCCGAGGGACTACCTCAGAAACACGCTAGCCAAGGCAAAGTATGGCGCCAAGAAGCGCGGACTTTCTTTTGAGATCGACATCGACAAGGTGATGCAAATCTGGGGCGAGCAGGGCGGACGCTGCGCCCTCAGCGGTGTGCTGATGCAGGCCGCCAAGGACGGTAAGGGCCGGAAGGGTAAAGACTTAAACGTCTCGTTAGATCGTATCGATCAGGACAAGGGCTACCTGTTCAGCCCCCGCAACGTGCAGCTCGTCTGCCTGCGCGTGAACCTCATGAAGCACGACATGGAGGAGTCCGACCTCTATTGGTGGTGCCAAAATATCCTCGAAAAAAGTTTGCGTTAAGAGACAACAAACAGTTGTCATTACCACAGATGTCTGTATGATCTGTCTTGTCTTAACAAGAAACACAACGGAGATCGACATGAACGGAACCATCAGAAAAACTCTAGTCACTGACTACATCAACTTTCGCACCAACAAAGTTGTCACTGGAAAGGCTTATCAGATTGTCCTAGAGAATGGCGAAGATATGTGGCTACCTCAAAGCTGGAGCAAAAAACGAGTTATCGACTACGTTGAATTTTGCTGGGGCTGGGTTGAACTAAAAGAGGTCGCGTAAGCGGCCCATAGGGAGAACGAAATGATCAAGCTTACTAAAAAAGCAGACGCATTCTGGGCTGGTAACGGCTTTGGCAACGAAGCTGCTGAGTGGGTAGTCAAAGGCGCAGAGGACATCGTTGTACGCAAAAGCGGAAGCGGATGGGTTGCTACCGAGAACGGCACTCGCATCGTGAGCGGACGCTGCACCAAGAAAGAGGTGATCGCAGAGCTTGAATGGAAACGACCAGAGCTTGCCGCGTAAGCGGCCCATGCGGAATAACCCCGGCACCCTTTTACCGCATACAGCCACAACGTCGAGCGCATAGCATGGGTGCGCTCCGCGATGCGACTGCATCACAACATTAACTGACATCCATGGAGGGATGACATGACACTACGAGAATACGCCGAGGATCGACGCCTAGAAATGTACGCCGCTGCACACGGCGCAAAAATTAAAATGGTCGGCGGTATCGCCATCGAGTCCGGGATCGAGATGCCCAAGAGGGCAAAGAAGCTGGAGGGCATGGCAGCCGTGGCGGCCAAGATGAAGGTCGGCGACAGCGTTAAGATGCTGATCCCAGAGGGCGGCAGCGCCGGGTACACCTCCTCGTCGCTTCGGTATCAACTGCAAAAGCTAAACCGCAAGTGCTCTCACCGCGTAGTCGATGACGGTAAGGCGGTAAGGATCTGGAGGGTTTAACTAGATTCCGGGGCATCTCCCGCAGGGGAGCGGCGGCCTCAGTGTGTGCTGGCTCATATGTCCAGACGTGAAACAGGATCGATGACCGCGGGTGGCCCCTCTAGTCACGACACCCCAATCGATCCACGCCGCCGCATTTACTTACAACAAAATGGGGTATCAACGACAAATGAGTGATAGATTCTACCAAGCGACTAGGGTGGTCATGGATGGCCGCCTTGGGCGCATGTTCACCGGCCCAAGGGCCAAGGGCGCCAGCGCCCAGCCGAGGCTGGATCAAGACCCTCGAATTGTTGAGGGGGTAATAGAAGGGAGCCGTAAGGGCCACTCCCCTCAACGAATAGCAAACAGGCTGGGCATATCGCCCTCGTCAGTGACCAAGATAAAGGCAATGTTCCGCGCCCGATGGGAGGGGTTCATGGAGGATATAGCGTGAAGATATTTATAGGTGCAGGGCTAACGGCCCTCACGTTTGCCCTGATGGGCATGGCGGGAAACGCAGACTATGAGGACGCCAAGGCATCCGAGGCAGACTACTGCAAGCGCGTTCTTTCAGGGACGCACACCGATTACCTAGAGCTGGGGGGCGTCTGCTATGACCGTTACTGATTTTATGTGCGACAAGTGCGGCAAGCTTTGCGACGTGATCGAGGAGGTATGTATAGACATGGAACCCTACGGCGACCAGCGCGTCGAGCGACGCACATACGAGTATTGGTCGATCTGCTGCCGCGCAGGCGTCGAGATACTGGAGACCGAGGACCGGCTACATTGAGGCCCTCAATCGATAAGGGCAGGGAGGCGCTGCGAGCGGCCACCGATAAGGCTCTACAGGAATACCTCGATCAAGGCGGTACAATCCAAAGGGTTGGCCCCGATGAATACAAGCGCGAGGCCGGTACGCTGTCTAGGGAGCAGGTAGTCAAGACATTTGCCTACCAGTCCCAGATAGGTAAGATTAAGAAAGAGCACACACGCTCGTAAGGAGGTGAATTTCATTCTCTTTAAGCCCTCCCGGCTGCGAAGCCCCGAGGGTTTTTTTATGCCCGGTGTGTGCCGGGGAGTCGGGGTGGCGCAGAATTGTGCCGGTCTGTGAGATATTAACCCGGAGCAGCTAAGTGCTTGTTTTTCTTACTCTTTTTTCTTTAATTTAAGAGAGAGATAAGAGAGACAAGGTAAAAGTGTATCCAGAGGGACGAGAGTAAAAGATAAGAAAGTAAATCTCATATGGATTGAAAATTTAACCCGGCACATGGCACATACCCGGCACGGCCTTATGTGACGGGGCCTGTGGCGCACTGGGGCCGTGCCGGTGAGTCGGGGTGCCTTGAGGCGTAGAGGCGTAGAGGCGTAGAGGCGTAGAAAAAACAACTGCCCGTGGTATAG